GGAGGTAATATTTGATGCTATTGGAGTAGGCGCCGGCGCTAAAGGTGAGTTGCGCCATGAAGTTGAGCGTATGGAAATGAGAAGCCAAAAGCCACCGGCTATAACGGCTTATTATGCATCTGGCGCAGTAGCTAACCCTGATGATTTCTACGAGCAAGGCTATAGAGTGGAAAGCATTAAAGCCGAACATGGCATTGACCGCACAAATAAAGATATGTTTACCAACATCAAGGCGCAAGATTATTGGGGGTTGCGTGATAGGTGTTACAACGCATGGAAAGCATTAAACGGCAAGCCATACGATGAGAATAAACTTATTAGCTTTGATAGCGACACGATACCCGAAAAGGTGTTGAGCAAACTTAAAGGCGAGGCTAGTCAACCAAGGCGCGAATACTTAAACGGCAAGCTTAAAGTAGAATCGAAAGAGAAGATGAAAAAACGTGGTGTTAACAGCCCCAATGAATTAGAGGCTGTTATTATGGCGTTTACTACTAGAGAGCAAAACGGATGGGACGATTGGCTTTAGCTAGCCAAACACGTAGATACTTTCATTGTCATTGATGAAATCAAGGCGTAAAGCGTCTAACTGCTTATCTTCCAAGTGAGCACAAAGGTTATCTTGACCATTATCACGAAGCCATTGAATAAAGTCATCTTTGGCATCATGGCTTTCAAATGTGATTGTTAACTGTTCTTTTTTCATATTAAACCTCTTTAGGTGTGATGTTGTATTTTGTTAGTAGCGACTCAAGTATTTCTCCAGCGTCACCACCAGTTACCGAATCTCTACAGATAATATTCCACAACTCATCCCGCAAAGCTTCCTCTGGTGTTTTTGGTTTTTTAATCCAGTCACCAAAGTTAAACGCTGCTAGACCGCATGATTCATGAGTAACCGTTATTACCTTATCATCACCATTAACACATACACCTATGACTCTGCACTTTTTGCCGTTAAACCTTGATTGTTCAAGCAAGTTTACTTTATCGCAAATCAATACATCATCACCAACACAAGGCCATTCTTTACGTTCCGCTACAGGGTCTTTAATGACTCCTACCAATTTGCTTTTAGCATCATCAACGACCTTGCTTAGTAGCTCATCACTGCAACCTGAGTTTTTGCGCAGCTCGTTAGCTTTGTTTCTAGCTGCTTTCAAATCCTGCTCAGGCGCAAACACTAAATTGTAGCCGGCTTCTGGTAGCTCGGTTTTAGGTGGTATAGGGATTGTGATTTGTTTTTCTCCTCGGTTTTTTGCTTGACTCTCATGGTGGAAAGAAAACCAAAGAACCCCATTGTCAGTGTAAAAGTTAAAGCAAACTCCTTTAAAGGTTTGACCGCTTGCGATTTTATGCTTTGCAATCTCTAAGCCTGTGCATTTTGCAGACTCAGCCAGCTCAACAATAAACTCTGCATGTTCTTTTGATTCAACTACTCCCCATGTGTTTGAAAGGTATTCGTGGGTGATGTTTTTAACCATTCCGTTAACAATGTAGTTAACCCATTTACCCTTGCGCTCCCCAGTTAAATGCACCGCATTATGCTTTGCTTTATTTTCATTAAATACAAGAACCGCTATAGATTTGTCATACTCTGGTGTAAAAATTGATGGATATCTCATTTCTCTATTCCTATTAATTAACGTTAATTTTGTTAGTTGATGGTGTATAAATAACACCGTTAGAGTCAACTAAAGCGCCTCTATCAACTAGGCGCTTTAGTTGCATAGCTGATATATTTAAAGCCTTAGATGCAGCGTACATGCTGCGGTATTGGTTGGTTATTTCTGATAGCTCAGCAAGGCTTACTAGCCCTGCTTGCTTTGCTTGCTTTGAGGCGGTCATTTATTGATACTCACATTTTGCAGCAGCGTAACCAACCATAAAAATTCTAAATGCTTTATTAACTTCGCCATTGGCATAAAATGTTACAGAATTAAAGTCATCCTTCGTTAGGTCACCTGAGATATATCCAAAGTTTCCGTTTTTTACTGAGTCCTCAAAGCTAGCTTGCATTTCGTAAAACTCTTTTGTTCCTCTTTTCATTTTCATTCCCCAATTAATAACGCGGTATTGCGCTTCAGTGAGGTTATAATATCAAATCTGTTATCAATAGCAACACTTTTGTGCATATTTATTTAAATTAATTTTAGGTGTTGTTTTTAATTAATTATATGTTTATAGTTAGTGCAAGTTTAATTGAGAGGGTAAGTAATGGAAACCGTAAAGGCAATAGAAGCGGCTGAGGCTGCAACTAATATCAACCGCGATGATTGGATTGATGGCGCAGCTGAGTTGGTAATGAGTGGTGAATATCAATATGACCGCAGCACACCAAAGGGTCAGGAGGCTTTTATATCGCTTGATAATGTCATGGAGGATGTTTTAGGTTTAGATTGTACTAAGGATTTACTGACTAAATGGCTGCATGGGGCTGAATGCTGCGACATGAGAGATATATTCACAACTGCGGTTAGAAGCCTAGTTGCAATTCAACTCATACAAATGGCAGATGATTTCAATATAGGGGTTAAATAACATGAATGGCAAGCAATACGAATCACTAGGTACAGATGTAGAGTTAGCAGAAGCTATGCTTGATAATATTGAAGAGCTATTAGCACAAATAGATGAAAGCGCTATGAGTGATGATAAAAAAGCAGATGCAATTAGCAAGCTTAAATTCACCAAGAAATTCATTAGCGGCTTTGCTGCTCAACTGTAAGGGTTAGATGATGAATAATATTAAATGGGAAGATGGGGCGGTATGTTTTGCCTTTGGTGAACAGTGGCTTTCAGGTGGTTTTAGCATCTTTCTTAATAAAGCTGGCACTAAAGGGGTTGCACCACCAATGGTTATTAATATTCCAGACTTTCAGCTAAACGAAATACGCCAGGGCGATTACATCGAAGCATCTGAGCTAGACACAGAGCAAAAGTATAATGATGCTGTATCTGTGTTTGGGCTGTTTGGGTTTAATCCTTACCTTAATTGTGGACTGGATAACGTTGGGTTTTTAGAGCACGCAAAAAGAAAGGCTTGTGGCTTCTTGATTAAGGATTCTTGCGCGCAGCTTGTATACAATATCAACCATGACTTAGCGAACATTAAGCGAAAAATAACCTACCCGCAACTAATGGCAATCGGTAAATTAAAGCGAGCTATGTTAGATAAGGTTGAGTCTCAATTACTTGAGATTAGCAACACTTCGGAAACTCCGAATAGTTCAGAGCCTAAAAAATCAATCGACTACCTTAACGAATGTATGGAAGTGCAAAAGCAGCGCGGCGAGCAGTACGACTCAAAAGGCACAGGTGAGCGCTCATTTGATGCAGCGGCTAAAGCTTTTAACGCAATGACAGGGCAAAACATAAAAGGCTCTGATGTTTGCTTGATATTAACTTGCGTTAAGGCTGTGCGCCAATACAGCGACCCTACGAGGGTTCACGAGGATAGCTTGTTGGACTTGGTTAGTTACGCATCATTGTGGGCAGAAGAAATAAACAAGGAACTCAAATGATGCAAGTTAAAAAGTTTAATAATTGGCGTTGGTGGGTTTGTTTGCCTGTACTGATTGCTGGGTTTATTGTTCTCTACAGCTTATTTATTATTGGCGAGCTTCTTGTTGTTGTCGGTGGCTTCATACAATCACCATACCACAGCGACGCACCAAAGTGGTTAAAGAAAATGGAGGTGTTCATACATGGAAGAAATACCAACTAACACGCCACTACTATGCAAATTCAATGGCAATGATGGTACTAACGCTGGGTACATTGTTGCCACATATAAAATGGGTCGCTTCTATGCTAATAACGGCTTATTTCCAATTAATCGCGTCACAGGTTGGCGCTTAATAGAAAGCGAGGGGTTTAATGATGTTTAGTTATTACAAAGTAACTACAGACAGCGGGGTTGAATCTATAGTTGAGCTTAGGTCTTCATCTGTATACGACCTATCTCTGTGTGATAATGTAGTTAGTATAGAGTCGCTGGGTTTTTTCGAGGGATTAAAGCATGCAATTAAGGGGTTGTTTAAATGAACCTTAGCTACTACAGGCGACAAATTAAAAACCTAAAGGCTAAGCTAATTGCTAATGCTGACCTATGTAATGAATCAGAGGTTAAGCGCATTAACAAAGAAATAGCTAAGTATGAGAAGTTTATTAGGCAAAATACCACCAATAACCAATAGCTGATATAATAGCCTTATCTAATAACGATAGGGTTTTTTTATGTCAGTTAATAAATTTATAATCAGCACCAATGCAAAGCGGTCGCAGATTGAAAGCACTGAAACGCATTATAAGTTAAAGGGCATCCCGATAACTATAAACGACTCAGTAATGAATGGAGTGCTTTACTCTAAAGAAGAAAACGCAAAGGGCATACCTAGCATTAAGGGTAAGCCGTTTACTATTGACCATCCAGCGGACGAGAACGGCAACTTTATCAGTGCGCTTGAAGGTAATGGCTTGATGGACTACTTTAGCGGTGGCGTTGTTACTAATGCGTATGAGGTTGGCGACGTATGGTATGTTGACGCTGAGATTAAGAAATCATTACTGGCAGCGCAAACCAATGGCAAAGAGTTAACCGAAAAACTTGAAGGTAAAGGCGATTTAGGTGTATCAACTGGACTTTACTTTGAGAATAATCAAGTTGCTGGTACAAACTCATCAGGTCAGGAGTAT